GTTTTTGCCTTCTAAACATAAAAACCACTTTCGTTGGCATTCTATGAATCCGCCCTTTTTGCGGAGATTGCTTGTTATTCAACAAACAGTTTAATTAACGTAACGACCAAATGGGTTAGTCGTCGAAGTGTTAAGTGATGAGAGGTTGGGCACACCAGTATGCATGCCGTATCTTAGATTATCAGCAGCGCCGACATAAATGTCAGCCCAAGTGAAATCAACAGATTCGGCAGGATCAGTGAGAATCGGTTGATTAGCCCAACTATGGAGGAGGAGATAACCCCAACCTGAACGATGAGAGTTTTGAGAGCCAGGAGCATCTTGAAAGTCTCGTCTGGTCGCAAAACGTGCAACACCATTATAAGGGATTTCGAGCTCTACAGCTCGAATAGGATCAATAATCGTCTCCTCAAACAAAGCGCAAGCTTGTTGTGTGGGATAACTATTGGTACCAATACCCATAAGTGGTATTTGAACGTTTGTCGAACCAGGCAAGATAATTTGCGACGCAGGAGCAAACTCAGTAGCTTGACTGTAACGTTGTGCCAGCCAAAGCTTAGTACTGTTCATAATGTCCAATTGCGATGGTTGCGCTGGACCAGATGCTCTACCCCAATGCAATGGGATATGGGCACAATGTACGGGATAGTTGTTTTCCTCGTACTTAACAGAACTATCATCCTTATAGATGGGAGCTTTACGCGTTACCATTACTTTCACGCGTAAATCACCAACATAAGCTCGATAGAGTGAATTCCAATATGCCATGTTGTTCGACAAACCTCCAATATTTCCAGCACTAGTTGATGGAGTTTCACACAAGATGTCGTCCAAGGAGATAAGAGCAAACTTGATCTGAGAGCCTGCAATACCACCCAACTGGACACCAGTGTAATACATTGGTCTACGAATCAAATCACGCACACTTCTAGGAACATCCATATACGTAGGGGTACCTCTGGTCTTTGATGAACGACCAATGAGATCACTACCCTGCGTAATGGCCTGCACACCCTGTCCGATTGGAACAGAAAACTCAAAGTCTTCACCACCACGAACGTAAACGTTAATCTTAACACCAGTTGGTGTACCAGATGGAACTGAAAGCTGATTAACAGGACAAATATAAAAGTGACCAAAAATATCAGAATTGATAGAAGAGGTCGCATTCGTTGACGAGTAGATAACTGTAGCCCAATCAGCCAAAAAGAACCATGGTATTTCCATCTCAAAGACATTTCTGCCTTTGTTGATTTCGATAACCATGCCATAATTAGTGAGATTGTCTGGATTGCCAGCAGTAGACGCAACTGGAGCAGTGTAATATGGGTGGTAGCCCAAGAACAACTTACCAGTTTGGTACTGAGTAGCAATAATTTCTACCGCAAACGACATAGATCCCCTATACCTATTAAAACGATTTGCAAGAACCTGCAAGAGAGGCTTATACTCAGGGGGGGGTGCAAGTGTGTTGCCCATCTGGTTTCCTAAGATACCAGGGTTCATAAAAGCGGAAAACAATGGTGTTCCGACCACACTTGCATTAGTGAAAGCGATGTCTCGCTTCAAAACTGACCATCTACGAGTAAGCCACTTCAAAGACATTTCATCCTCTGCAACATCAAAGTTTTCTGGTCCTGGAACGATCATTTTTGAGGGATCAAGAGCCATACGATAAGAACTGGATACACCAGTTGTATTTGACATACTGTCCAGTGCTCGAATCTTGACACCCGTTGGATTTACAGTCCAATTGGGGTAATCAAGACCTCGCACATCAACAGCAGTATCAAACTTATCACCAGATACATTAGTTGGTAGAGTAGAATTCTCTATGTCACCAAACTTATTATTAACAACAGTGGTCGAAAAGTCGAGATAGCCTTGTTGTTCAGGCAACTCAATATCATCAGAACCACGGCCTTCATTATTCAATTCTACAGCACTAAACAGCAAAGCTGCAGGAACTGTAACAGGAGCAGGTACTTTAAGCTCAACATCTTCAAGCGACACATAAACAGTGTAACCAATAGATGTGGAACCACCAGTACCAACCTCTAATTGATTAAAGACGGCTAGTTGAATAAAAGAAACAAAGCTAGAATTGGGATCAAC